CCCCAGCGCCGCCACCCCCGCCATGCTGTGTTCCACCGCCACCGCCGCCAGCCACTACTAAATATTCAACATTATAAGCAACTACATATTGAATCCAAGCACCGTTTTGATAAACTTCAAATTGAGCTAAGGTTGTGTTGTATCGAACCATTCCATTTGCTGGAGAAGCCGGACGTTCAGCAGTTGTACCACTAGGTAAATCAAAGTAGCCTGTAGAGGTATTGTTTTGGTCACTCACAGCCGTTGGTGTAACTGTAGTTGCATCAACAAACGTAGCCGCTGTAATGCGAATCTCAATGCGGTCACCAGTAACATACGCACGAGCCGTTGTCGATTCCTGTGCACGTACGACAGTCAACACATCAGTTGAGCGAGCCGTACACTTGACAATCTCAAGGTTGTTCGATGTGTCTACCAGTGTGGCGTAGAAATAATCGCTCGCCGTTAAAGTTGGGAAGCGAGCACCCTGCCCCGATGTCAATGTAATGCTAGTTGCAGACGAGTTTATACCCGCTGCAAGCGTAGCAAAAGCATTGTTTGTGAGTTTAATGCCCATTCCCAGACTCCTTAGTTAACAGTCACAGTCCAAGTAATGCCGAGTGTGTCTGCTGCACCTTTGTTGATAACTGAGAACACTGTGCGGCACAACATAGTGCCTGCGGAAGCCGCATTAAAGATACCTGCTTCTGTCAATGCACCAGTGCCTGTACCCGCTGCGAACGAACAAACATATGCAACAGAGTTGGTAGTCACAGTAGTTGAAGTCAACGAAGTACGCGAACTAGCAACAGCAGCGACTAGAGTCGTATCACCGACGGCAGCGGCAGTAGAACTTGTGCCGACTTCCATGTGAGTCATCGCGGCTGGACTGTTGGTTGTAGTCTTTGCCATGCTGGAAGCAATGAAGTTTTTACCTACTGTTACCACTAAGTTTTTTACTTCTTCTTCCTGTTTGATGTTACCGTTTTCATCGGTAAGAACGAGCTTCAAATTGCCCGTCATTTTGATTGCGTCGTTAAACATAATTTACTCCTTAGTTAAGTTGGTTTTCGTTGAGGCCGTACCCGTTGTACGTGTACTCAACTGACTCCGTGCGGATCGTATATACGATACCAGCATTGGGGTCAACTGTCAGCACAAATTCACCGTTTACAAGGGGTTCGTGTATCAAATGATCGTTAATTGTACCCAGCACAGGGTAGTATGTAAACTTGTCATCTGACATAAACGCAAAGTCGTAGAGCGGTGTTGTTACACCGGGTACAAAACTAAAGGCTACGGCATCCGCCATCGTAGCGGTGTCTGATAGAACTGCTGCAATGCTGAACACAGGCGCGGCATCGGACGCCGTAGCTGTGTCTGTTGTTGTCTTGTTCTGGGCAAATACAGGTGCAGCGTCAGAGGCTGTAGCCGTGTCAGTTGTTGTCTTGTTAGGAGTCAAAGCCGCCGCGTCAGATGCCGTAACTGAGTCAGTCTGGACATCCCCAAAAGTAAACACTGGGGCGTCTGCCACCGTAACAGCGTCTGTCAAGACATCTGCAATGTTAAACACAGGTGCAGCGTCAGAGGCTGTAGCCGTGTCAGTTGTTGTCTTGTTCTGGGCAAACACAGGTGCAGCGTCAGACGCTGTTGCTGTATCAGAGTAGGCTGGGTTTATTAGGAATACTGGTGCAGCATCAGAGGCTGTAGCCGTATCTGTCGTTGTCTTGTTCTGGGCAAACACTGGTGCAGCATCGCTGCTTGTAACGCTATCAGTTTGAACAGACTGCGGGTTCAGCGCTGCTGAGTCAGATGCTGTTGCACTGTCAGACCTTGAAGTCGTAAACGTGATAGCCGTTGTATCTGCAACAGTTACTGGGTCTGGGTCTACGTCAGCGTCATTACGGTCATAGTCAACCATCTCGCTAAAGTCTTTGTAGACAAAATCGGTCATGGTGACTGAATCTGTCAATACAGTCTGCACGGCAAAAGAGTTCACCGTATCAGAAGCGGTCACTGTTTCACTAGGGTTTTTACCTATATTAAATGAGTTCAGTGTATCCGCTGTAGTGACAGAATCAGTCTTAGCAAGGTTAGGTTGTAGGGATGGGGAGTCTGTAGCTGTAGCCGTGTCAGTTTGGACAGACTGCGGGTTCAACGCTGCTGAGTCAGATGCTGTAGCCGTGTCAGTTTGGACAGACTGCGGGTTCAACGCTGCTGAGTCAGATGCTGTTGCAGTATCCGATAAGCTCCTGTTAAAACCAACTGTGGTGCTAACTGCATCAGTAGCAGTAATTGAGTCGCCCTTGGCAAGATCGGGTTGTAGGGATGAAGAATCTGTTGCTGTAACAGTCTCAGCAATATTGCCTCTGTCTACGTTAAGCGCTGCTGCATCGGTAGCCGACGCACTATCAGAAACAACTTTGGCTGCGTTAAACACAGGTGCAGCATCAGATGCTGTTGCAGAATCAGTAAGGGTTTTTCCTATAGCTAGGGTATCTACTGAGTCTGAAGCAGTAGCCGAATCTGTAAGCACCTTACCCGGTGCTCGTACCATATCATCCGTTGCAGTTGCGGTATCTGTAAGAACCTTAGCTACCTGTTGAGTAGCAACATCAGCTATCGTAACGGGGTCTGGGTCAACATCTGCGTCATTACGGTCGTAGTCAACAACCTCAGTGAAGTTTTTAAATACTGAATCTGCGGCGGTAACTGAGTCTGCAAAAGCCAACTCGGGGGCAAACGCTACAGCATCATCAACTAAAACTTCATCAACTGTTACAACCTCAACCGTAATCTCACGGAAGTCAGACATAGTAACTGTCTGTTCTTCCAGAGATGTCATTGGCACAACAAACGCTGATAGCCGTATGATATTTTCAGGCTGTGCGGAAACAGCATAGGTATTGGGGTTGACTGAAACAGCAATAACCCCTGCCACCGCAACTGCGGTAACAAGCGCCGTAACAGCAGCAGATACCCTGATGTTGGACATTAGAAGTTTGCCCTCACCGTAAACCGCAATGTTTCATAGACTGTCTGGACAGTGCCGTTGTAATCTACAACAACTTCGCCCTCGTACGCACCAGCGTCTACATCAAGCACACCGCCGGAGAAGCCAAACTGCACTTGCCCTGTTGTACCACTGCTTAACTTTGTACAAGAAATTGTTGAGAGTAGTGTTGTAGTGCCTGCTTTGCGAAACTTCACACTGACTGTTGTTGATGCCACAGATAAATCTATGGGCGTACCTGTAATGTCGTCCGTCAGAGTGAGAACGATAAGCGGCTTTTCGTCGCCTTCTACTAATCGGATGACATCTGTTGCCATAATTACCTCATGCAAATGGACGCATTTGAACCGTCATCGACGCACGAGCAGCACCAAGATTGGCCCTAGCCCGTCGCTCAGACGTTTTAAATGAGTATTGTTTGGCGTGGTATGAGGCTAACTCACGATCAGTCCACGTTCTATTGGGCAGCACTAGCAAATGCTGTAAGGCTCCGTGCATAACAACATTCTCAATGTCATCCAACACAGACTTTGCCATTGCCGATGAAGTACGCAAAGGCTTAAGGGCTACGATCATCTTCAGGTCGTAGACGACTGTATCATCTGGCACTGGCGCAAGCACAAAATTGTCAGAGTCTAGCTGGCAGACATTCTGCGGGCTAGACAACTGTTCAGGAGTCAGATCAGGCCACGCTGGGTACTTACGGGTCAACTGCTCAAGAGTTGCTGGTTCTATGTTTGAGCCGTTTAGCGAGACTGATAGGAACGCATGAACCTCTGTCCCTGTAGGGTTTTCATAAGGGTACTCATAGACCCCCGGCGTAAGTCTTATCTTGGGCTGCTCATAGCGCCACGACAGGGTTCTTTCGCACACCTCAATGGCTGCATCACGAACATATTGCTCGACGATTGGCTGCGGGCATCCCGGCACGCTAGGTGCAAGACGAGTAACCAGTGAGAGGAATGTGCGGTCAGCCATTAGACAACCTCAGACGGTTTAAGGCCAGCTTGTTCGGTATCAGTAATAACCCTACCCTGTGCGCTAACGCCCAAGGCTTGGGTAAATGACTGCTGGAACAAGGCGGCACGTTGCGAGTTCACGTGTTCGTTATCAACTGACTCAGCCAAGAACACTGTAG